CCTAAATATTTAGGGTATAAACCGCGGAGACTCGACTTCAAAGCCTTTCATATGACTACAAAGTCAGGACCGCAAGGTCATGCTCTTTGGAGTTCATATCGTGACCTCGAAACAATTCCTAATGATTTAAGAAAATCATTAGAATTGTTAGGGGGTAAACGTTTTGAAGAGGATATGTCAAACTATCTGAAATTTATTCCTTATATTAGGGAGTATCTAGATAGAGCTCGGGGTGAAACCCAATGCTCTTTCAGGAGACTTACTACTATTCGGGATAAAGAGGGTAAAACTAGAGAGGTTGCCATTTTAGATTATTATTCACAGGCCGCTTTGCGACCTTTGCATAATTATCTATTTGACATTCTCAAAAGAATTCCTCAAGATAGTACCTTTAACCAAGGTCGTGATATTGGTATCTTAAAGCCTACAAAAGGATCTCAATTCCATAGCATAGATTTATCTAATGCTACAGATAGGTTTCCGATTGTTTTGCAATTTGATATCTTATCAGCGATGTTTGGTAAGGAGTATGCTGAAGCATGGAGACATGTGATGGTAGGTTATCCATTTGATTATCAAGGTCGTAAGGTAACTTACGTTCGAGGTAACCCGATGGGGGCCTATTCATCATGGTCTGCTTTTGCTTTAGCGCACCATTTCTTAGTTTTCTTAGCTTGTGAAAGAGCTAAGATAACTTGGGAAAAGTGCCCTTATATGATGTTAGGTGACGATATTGTCATTGCTGATGATAAAGTCGCCTATCATTATAAAGAGTTACTCCAAAGGTTAGACATTCCATATAGCAAGGAAAAGAGTCATTCTAGTTTCTACTTGTATGAATTCGCTAAGCGATTTATACATGGAGATACTGAAATAACACCTTTTCCTCTGGCAGGTCTCTATGAAAATCGTAACTCATGGCTTTTAGCCATGGGAACTATTTTTGAAGAGGTTTACCGGAAGCGTTGGAATTGTTTAACAGACATTCCCAAACTATGCTTAGGATATCTTCAATACATTGGATACTCTTCTAGTTTTCGAACTAGAAAAGGTCCATGGATTGAATTAATCCTTTTGATAAGGATGGCTTTTGCCCAGAAGGGTACTATGGCGAGTGCTATTGAGCACGCGGCATTTATTCTTCATGGTAAAGAATTCAGAGATATTTTAAAAGGGCCTGAGAATTGGTTTTACCATTCTGAGATCATTTTAAAAGCTCTTATGAATTCTTTTAAAAGTTCCTTATCACAAGTAACTTCGAAGAAGAACAAGAAGCCTCTTGGTTTAATTGCCGAGGAGCTTACTTGTAAAGCAACGGAGTTATTTGGCATAGTCGAGGACCCCTTTCTGCTGATAAGGGCTTGCCCAGTTTTACAGGTTTATGGCCAAATTGAGGAAGTTTACCTCAAATTGCTCAAGAACCCGTATAACGATGAAGCCTTGACTAGTGGACGCATCAGAGAATATCTGATGGCCGTTAGTTTACCAGCTTCGGATGAATCATTTTATATGCGTCGTAAAGACTACATACAAGTGATTTCAGCGAAGTTGGCTGATCAGCTTTTGAACGTAATGAAACCACTCAAGGGAAACCTTGTTCAGGTTCATCCGATGGCATGGTAACATTAGTTCTGCTCGGGCGAAAACACCCGAGACCAATATTCAATTGCTCGTTAGAGCAGGGGGAATATTGGAGTTTTAGCTACCGTGAGGTAG